CGTGTAGATCGAGTCGAAGATCGTCTGGACTTGATTGCGGAGAAGGTCGAGGGCTTCAAGCCTGCCGTACCGGGTGTCGGCGGTTGCGAGCGTGACGTATGGGGCGAGGTCAATGACCGGAGCGGCCTTGCTCTCCAGCGTCTCGATGCGGGGCAGGAGGGCGTTGAGCGGTTCGAGGTCGGACTTGTAGACGAGGAACTCGTTCTCAAGGCCGATGTTCAAGACAAGCCTGTTGCCGTAGCCCTCTCCCGTGTCTACATACCCAAGGCCGACCGCAGGAAGGATGTTGTCCCCAAAGCCGTAGGCCTGTGCCGTGATGGTCTTGGAGAGGAGGGCCTGCTGGTTGTCCTGCAACTTGGCGTAGGCCGAGAGGTCAACCGAGCCGCCGCCGACCTCGGTGGTGAAGGCCAGCGGGAACGTCTTACTGCCGGACTTGTATACAGGGCGAGCCGTGCCGCCAACGTCTTCCCAAGCCAGTGCCGCGTTGGTGTTGAACTCATGGCGAAGGGCACGGACCACCGCAGCGGAGATGACTTGCGTGTCGTCGTCCTTGAGGGCATAGCCCGTCAGGTCTTGGGGGCCGCCTCCCGTAAGGGAGAAGAGGTCCGCTACCTGAGGGGCACCAAATGCAACATCCCCCTTGGTGCTGGTCATCTTGGCCCACTGGCCGCCCATCGTCGCCACGATCTCGGAGTTGGCGTTCGCCTGCACCCCGTCCACGGTCGTCGTGGTGATGCGGATGTAGGTCGAGCCCGTGCCGTTGATGAACACGGTCGCCGTCAGGGATTCCGACGCGGTCGGCTTCTCTCCGTTCGGCGTATTGGTCGTGCCCGTCATGGATGACTTGGACAGCAGCACCATGTTCCGCTGGGGGCCACCCTTGAACAGGTGGAGCCCCGGCTCATAGCCAGCCCACGCCTGAAGAATCTGAAGCGGGGTCGAGCCCGGGGAGACTTGCGGCAGTTCGGCGTCATGCTCGGTGACGCTGGCTGCGGCAGGGACCTTGCCGTCTACATACTCGATGGTGGCGTACTGCGACAGATCGGCAGCCCCGGAGCCGCCGACTTCAACCCACTGGCCGTTGCTGTGAACGTGGAGAGTCTTCATAGTCAGTAGGCGTATGCCTGTGCCCCGTTGAAGGAGGTTCCGGTGATCTTGCCGTCCCCGCAGATGGCAATGCCGCCGTCAGGCTGGAATCGCAAGAACACGCGACGGTATGCCACGCCGTTTTCAAAGCCGAACACCAACACGGTCTGCTCGACGGGCGGCTTCGGGAAGTTGGCCGGGAGCCTCTGCACAGTCGAGAGCGAGCCGGTGGCGGTCAAGGTGTAGGCCAACTCGCCACGAAGTTGGATCATGCCGTTCAGGACTCGGGCTTCGATCAGCCCGGAGCCCAAAACCTTCGTGCAGGCAGTCCAGTCAATGTCTGGCGGGACAGTCTTGCCGCCCGCCATCAGGGATCGGACGAGTTTTGCCACATGGGCGTCGAGGTCCTTCGTGTCGGCCTTGGTGACGAGAGCGGAAATCTCCGCTGCCTTCGCCACCGGGGTGGACAGCCACAAGTCTCCGTCCTTGCCAGCGGGCTGGGCGTCCTGCTCATAGACAGCCGGTAGGTCTTCGGCCTTGGCGTAGCCGTTGAGGTCAACCGTGCCCCCAGTGGCGGCATTGGCAATGGCCTCGTCTACTTCCGTCTTGGTGTAGGTCGTGGCTTGGGGAGCCTTGAGGTCGATCCTCTCCTGCAACTGCCGTGCGGTCTCGGTGACGGCGAACAGCACTTGGTTCTGCACGGCGTCGAGGTCGAGGGCACCCTCGTCACGGCACACCTTGATGGCGGCATCCACCTCGGCCTTGGAGTACACCGTGGCGATCTGGCCGTCCACATAGGCGGTCGTTGCATAGGCAGACAGGTCCACAGTCTGAAGCCCACCGCCAGACTGCAAGGCAGCAAGCAGAGCATCCACCTCGGCATCGGTGTAGTAGCCCCAGATGCCATTCGGCACCTTCAGCGAGGAGGCCTCTGTGCGAGACGGTGAAGTGCGATCAGGTGCGGGCACGGTTACTGCTCCACAATGGGAATCAAGAACGTCTTGCCGCCAACGACCACGGGGATGCCTCCGACCATCTGCGGCTGGTAAACGAACTGGCCGTCAGGCGTGAGCCCGATCCAAGTGCCGTCGAGTTGCTGCGTGGTGGGCTGATCGTCAAACGAGAACAGCGGCGTCATCGGCAAGGCGGAAGCCGGAGCCTCGATGAGCGGCAGGAGGTAGGTCTTGCCGCCGATAAGCACTGGCACACCGCCGACCATGTACGGCTGGTGAATCTCCAAGCCGTCTGCGGACAGGCCGATAGGTAGGCCGTTCGGCTGCGTGGTCACAGCCGGGTCTGCGTAGACGGGCGGATTAGCGTTGCTGAACGGAAGGTTTGGGTCCGTCGTGGGGCTGGCGGTCGGGTCCACCCAAATGGCATTGCCGCCAGTTGGGGCCGGTGGCTCGGTGTCTGAGATCAGAACGGGCTCGGCAAAGTACCAGCCGGTGGCCGGATCGAGGTCGGATCGCAGATAGCCGTCGCCCGTTGGGGTTGGCATCTGGTATCCCGGGCTAGTCATCTTGCCGTCGCGGGCAAGGAGCGAGCCGTACCACAGTTCCCCGAAAGCACCGCCGTTGGCAATGACGTTGCCGTTGCCGAACACATCGCCCGGGGACCAATCAGGAGAGGTGGCCTGAACCCGGGCGAAGTTGACGCCCGTGTCCTTGAAGGCGGCCTTAGTGGCCATCTCCTCGGACCACTGCTGGAGCGGAAGTGCGGCGTCAGGGGTCAGCCCAACCGGGTTCCCGATGGTGTTGATCGTGGCTGAACCAGAACCAGTAGAGCCAACCAGAAACCATGTAACGCCATTCCAGACATAGAGTTCAGCCGTCGTGGCGTTTACGGGCTTGATCCACAAGTCCCCGGCGTTGATCGCAACGGGCTGGGCGGCCTGACTGAAGACCGTGATGGGGTCGGCATTCTGGCCGGGAGTGCCGTCCTTGCCCGGGGCCCCGTCCTTTCCGGGCTCGCCTTCGGGGCCACGGATGGGTCCAGTGGAAACCCACTTGGTTCCGCTCCAGACGTACCCGTCACCGGGAGCAGACCCAGCGGGGGCAGTGGGCGGAATCGGGTCGTCCAGAATCCACAGGTCACCGGACTCGGGGGTTCCAGCAGGGGGCCAGACATCGGCCACGCCCTTGATCTGGACGCCCTTGCCCGGAGGACCAGCAGGACCGGGGAGCCCCGGCGTACCGGGAAGGCCCCTCTCCATTAAGTAGGGGAGTTGGGACCAGCGGGTGCTGCCGGTGCCAATCTTGATCTTCCCGGTCGGGTAGCCGATTTCGTACCCGAACTCACCGGACTCAAGGACAGGGTCGTTCTTCGACCAGTTGGCCGCCGTGTCCTGACGGAGTTTGATCCGCTGGTTGAGTTTCTCGTAAGAGTCGGCGTTGTTACGCAGACCCTCTCGATGGCTTGGCGGAACAAGAGACATAGTGGGCCCTCGCCTTCTTTATGTCTGAGTCCGGCTCTAGCGTGACACCTTCTTTTTCCAGCGGGGAACGTGCTTCTGCTTGACCTTGTGGATGGCCTCTTTCATGGACATGGAGGGGTTCTTGGCGATTTCCTTCCGGGCCAGATCGCGGGCGATCTTGGGGTCCAAGTCCACGTTCTTGGGCGGGGTCGGCTCGGCATCCACGTTGACGATGCCCCGGACCTCAAGGTTCCGCTTCTTGGCAACACGGCGGACATCCGACAGGTCCGAGACCCAAGCCTCGGGGTCACAGTGGCCACGCTTGTCGGCCAGCCCGCTCATGTAGTATTTGCCGGTCGTGCTTATGCCTGCGGCCTTGGCTTCCCGGGATATACGTCGGGCCATGTGGACGGGCATCTCGTCCATCCAGTTGCCGTCGAGCCTGCCCTGCTGGAAGGCCCGGTCAGTGCCTCTTGTGCCCGGGGGCTTCTGGAGGGCAGCCATCTCGGCAAACCTTGGCGTCTGGCCCTCCGAGACCATCTTCAGGTAATGCCTCTGGATTTCAGGGGCGGCGTTCGCAATGTCGTAGGGCATGAACTCGGAGATCATGCTGGGCTCAACTCCGGGGGTATCTGGGCTGGAGGACCTTCAGGTGGGGGTGCCCCACCGCCGCCATCACCACTCGGAGCCCCGCCTTCGGCTGGAGGAGGACCGTCAGCGGGAGCGGGAGGCGGCGGCGGGGGTTCCGGCTTGGGGATCAGGAAGCCCTTGGGGTCGATGTCCAGAGACTTGGCCCACTCGATGATGAGGTTGTTGAACGGCTCAACGACGCCCATCGGGATCATGCTCTGGAAGACGGGCCCAAGGGTCTGGAGGGCCATCTGCATCTGCTCCACCTTCCCGGCCTTGTTGGGCTTCCGGGCAGAACCGGCCTCGATGCGGTAGTCGTACTCCCGGGCGAGCGAGTTGATGTCGATGTTCTGGATCATGGCCTGCCAGACCTCGCCGCCGAGAGGGCCGAGGACGGGGGCTACGTCTTCCTTCTGGAGGAGCCAGCGAGCAGCCAATGCTTCCTTCCTAGCCAACATCCCCATGGCATCTTCTAGGGCATTGGCCATGTCGTCCGGCCTTACGGAAATCTGCTCGGATTTGACCTGTGCTTCGGCGGCTGACCGAAACTGGTTACGGGTCATGCCATATACCAACTCTGTAAGTCCGACTCTCTTGTCGAACATATCCATCACGGCCTGCATGATCTGCCACATATCGGGCGTCACTTGAGGCATCTGGAAGATGGAAACGATGTCGTTCACGCTCCGGCCAAGGGTCTCGGAGAGTTCGATGAGGGAGAACCCGTTCTCTTCGTGCCTGAGAATCTGGTCCTTGATGTCGTCCCCGGCAGCCTTGGCCACGCCCACCATGGTCTTGGAAGACACCATGATCCGGGTCGCCAAGAACGACAGGGCCCAGTTCAGGAACTTGAGTTCGCTCAACCCCGGCTTCAGATGGCTGATGGGCCAGATGTACCCGGGCTTCCGGTGAAACTGGAGCGGCGTCCAAGGCCAGCAGTTCACATCGGCGTAGAAGGGGATCGGCCAGCGGCTCTGGGTGAACAGGGTGGGCGGCAGGCCTGATTCGTCTGGGGCTTCAAGGGCGATCTCCTTGGAGCAGTTCAGGGGGAAGTCCACTCCCTCTGCGACCACGATGTAGCAGTTCTGGCCAAGGCTATCGAACATCCCAAGGAACTCCTTGGGGGCTCCCTTGAGGGTGTGGCCGAAGCCCGTCTTGCTCCAGATTTTCCAGTACACGATCAGGTCGTTGGTCTTGCCGTTCCGCTTCTTGTGCTTGTAGTCCCGGTCTTCTTCTGCCGAGCGGGAAACGTAACTCTCTAGGTGGCCCTTGAGGGACTCCCGGTCGAGTCCGTACTGGGCGGCCACTTCGTCAATCGGGTGGACGCACCGCCTTGCACACCACAGGATGTCCTCCTGCTCGTCGGCGTCCGGGTCCATCACAAGGTTGTCCACGGAGTCGGCAAACGAGCCGACGATCCCGAACGTCTGGCCGGGTTGCGAGCCGGGGAGTTCCACCAACTCGGTCCACCAGACCCCCATTCCCTTGATGATCCCCTCGTCCACAACCCTGCGGGAATGCTCCTTCAGGTTCAGTTCGACGGGGGTGTAGTTCAGGTAGGCCTCCATCAACTGGGAGACCGAGGCCCTCATCTCCTCGATGTGGCCGACTTGCTGGGAGAGTTGGATGAACTGCTGGAGTTGTGGGTCGGGCATGGGCTGCCCGGTCATGGGGTCGATCTGGGGCGGCTGGCTGGGGTCGATCCCCATAGCCACCGGGGTGATGACCGGGAACTTCCGGGGAGTCACCGTCCGAACTGGGTTCCGGGAATAGATGACTGACCCGAAGAGTTTTACGGCCTCAAACGCCTTGTTTATGGTCATCCTGAAGGACGGAGGACCAATCTTGGAGTAGGCCGTGTTGTCGCTCCCGGCCCCCCGCTTCCAGAACCAATCTCCATGACCATCGAAGAAGTTCATGCACTCCTTCGCGTCTTCCCGAAATGGACGGGCGTGTTTCTCGGCCTGCTTGATCTTGGCGAGCCAAGACGTAGCAATAGACCGAAGGGCATCTTCCATTTTCTTCTGGGAGATGCTCTCGTCCGGGAGTGGCGGCAGGCCGCCTTCGGCCCCCTCGGCAGGCAGTTCTGGGGCTAGTTCGTCCATGCCTGTTTTATGTCCGTTCCTAGGGATTAACGGACATACCGCTTGCAGGCGAACCAGCGACCCCGAGAGTCTTGGGCTACACCCTGATCCGCAACCCTCATCCCTGAACGGCTATAGCAGCAGTTCCTGAGGGCCTGCTCCGGGGTGCTTCCCATGCCCACGCCTTCGTAGGAGTAGGGATTGCCGCCCGGATGAAAGAGCCGACCCGACCGAGCCAGAAGGTGGGCCACCCCTTGGGCGGTTGCTGTGGCTGTCTGGCGAACCGGCCCGTTCTGCCCATAGGCAAGGCAGGGCGACACAAGAAGGGCCAAAATAAGGGCTACCTTACGCATGGTCAGGACTCCTTCTTCTTGGCGGCTTCGATCTTCTGCTTGGTGATGAGGGTCTGGAGTTCCTTGAGGGCCTTGGTCTGGGGGTGGAGTTCAAAGCACCCCCACTTGCCCCATGCCACGGCGGTGTCGGACTCCTTCCAGAACGGGTCGTCCCGGTGGCGGACCGAGGGCTTCTCCACGAACCCGGCTTCTTCGGCGTACACCAGAACGGTGATGGCCTGTGCCCCCGGCTTCTTCGTCACCCAGCCCATGGACGGGTCTTGGGGCGAGAAGGGGTTGCT